AGGAAGGATCATAAAACAATATGTCCCCGTTATTAATAAATTTATCGGCAAGTATCTTAGCTCTATGGACTTTTTTGTTCAATTTGAATTGGATGAAGAGTTCAATGAAACTATCAAGTCAAGATTCCGTGATGACTTTAGTTACGCTTCTTTTTCAGAAGGGGAAAAGATGCGAATTAATCTTGCTATACTTTTCACTTGGCGTGCTGTTGCTAAACTGCGCAATTCTGTTAACACTAATATTCTTATAATGGATGAGGTGTTTGATAGCTCTCTAGATTCAAATGGAACAGAAGAATTTTTGAAGCTAATAAATAGCTTGACTTCTGACACGAATACGTTTATAATTAGTCATAAGGCAGATCAGCTTTACGAGAAATTTCCTAACGTTTTAAGATTCGAGAAACATAAGAACTTTTCTAGGATTGTATGATGCGACGTTTCTGGCGCCTCTGGGCTAAGGCATTAGGAAGAAAAGATGGTATAACAGATAGCGAGTCTGATAGAGTAGCTATAATTCGCACTTTAATAATTCTATCATATATTATAACAAACATGTTTATCATAGCAGGAGTGATACGACATTGGTAGTAACGTTAGAACAAGACCCTGAAACTGGGGAGCTTATCTGTCCTATTCCAGCTGATCTTTTATCTCAGATGGGATGGATTGAAGGAACAGAATTGTTCTGGATTGATAATGAAGATGGTACATATAGTTTGAAGGAAAAAAAGAATGAACCTAGTGAAGCACAACGACCCGATTCTGACAACCCCGTGTCAGTTGTTCAACTTTCAGGAACTCCCGTTCGACCCGATTGAATTTTCTCATGAACTTATAAAGTTTATGTATGATAATAATGGTCTTGGTCTCGCTGCTAATCAGGTAGGTGTTCCTTATCGTATCTTTGCTATGCGTGGATCTCCTGAAAACTTTGTATGTTTCAATCCTAAAATTGTACAACCTTCAGAAATGACAGTCCTCCTTGAAGAAGGGTGCTTGACTTATCCACAATTATTAGTTAAAATAAAACGTCCTCAACACGTAAGAGTGCGGTTTACTACTCCTAACGGAGATACGAGAACTAAAACTTTTACAGGTATGTCGGCTCGTGTGTTTCAACATGAGATAGATCATCTTGATGGTGTTGTGTTTTATAATAGAGCCAGTAGAGTTCATAGAGATAGAGCTTTGGAGAAGTGGAGAAAGCGGTGAATATCTTCTATATAGATAAAGACCCTAACCAAGCTGCTATGTGGATGGTTGACAAACATGTTGTTAAAATGATTCTTGAATCAGCACAACTGTTGTCAACTGCACATCGTATTCTTGACGGTCGTGAAATCGAAGGTAAATCTAAATCTGGTCGTAAAGCTCGTCGTTGGATTCTTGATGATGCTCGCGAAGGTATAATTTATACTGCTACACATATCAATCATCCATCAGCTGTTTGGTGTAGACAATCAGTTGAAAATTACAATTGGCTAGCAGATCATTTCTTTGCTCTTATGGCAGAGTATACTCATCGTTACAACAAACAACACAAATGTTATGGTGAGTTATCATACATGCTTCAGTCTCCTCCTAAAAATCTTAAGTGTTGGGACTGGACTCTTATGCCTTCAGCTATGGCAGAAGAGTATATTATTTCAGATAACCCCTTGACTAATTATCGAAACTATTATAAAATAGGTAAAGTAAATCTTCACAAGTGGACTAACAGGCAACCTCCGGAGTGGATTAATGGGTAGATTTGAATGGGACTGGTTCATTGGTTGGACCTGCGCAACGACAATTGTTTTGGGTATTGTAACAATGATTTACTTTGGCGTTCAGAGTTCGAACGAAAAGTATTACGCATCGATGGATAAATGCACTAGTGCTGGAGGAACGTTTATTCCTCAATCACAAGGTAATGCAATTTGTTTGATTGGATTGAAGCAATGAGTTTTTATACAGACGTTAGAGATTTTCATCAGGCATTCGGTCAACGTGTCGGTGAGAAGCCAGAGCTTCCTGATGAGGATGAACGCAATCTTCGATACAGCCTTTTGAGAGAAGAATTTGAAGAATACGAAACAGCAGAGATTAATCATGATCTTGTTGAAATTGCTGATGCCCTTGCTGACATTATCTATATTGCTTGTGGCACTGCCGTTTCTTACGGTATTCCTTTGGACGATGTTTTTGCTGAGGTGCATCGAAGCAATATGGCAAAGCTTGTTGACGGCAAGGTAATTCGTCGCGAAGATGGTAAGGTGCAGAAGCCAGAAGGATGGACTGCACCTGATATCAAGAGCGTACTAGAAAAGTCACACCTCAAATATATTTGCAAGATTGCATCTATTACGCTGTAGTTTCGTATACATATATTATGGAGATTGCGATGGTTAAAAAAAGCAGCGAGATATTTGAAGATCTACTTGTGGCATTAGAAAATATGATTGATGCACAAGATGATATGTGGCAGGAAGAAAAATATCACAATCATAAACAGATGTGGAAAATTAGTGAAGAACGTTTGATTCCTGCTAAAATAGAATTTAAGAAAAATCTCGATGCTTATCTAGATCGTCGCTTTGAAACATTTTGTGAAAAGAACGGAATTAGACGAATTATCTTTTCGGGGAAAACAGATGACTGAAGTAATTGTTAGAAAGAAAACTGATTCAGATGAAACTTTAGGTACATTCATAAGCAACAATTATTACGATCGTATTATTGAAGATGATTGCGATCTTTATGCAGAAGCTCTTGATGGTTCTTTGACTGAAGAAAACATTATCTTCAAATATCGTAAGAATGTATTTACCAAAGAGGAGCAAGATGCAGCTTATGCAGGTCTTAGAGAAGCTGCGGTTGAATCACAGAACCGTGGTTTAGCTGCTGGACCTCGTGGTGAGTTTCTTGGAACAACTGGTCGTGGTGGGCGTGATTGGGTTACTGCTGAACAAGAAGATATAATATCTTTTCTTGCCAGACCAGACAATGTTATTGATGATGGAACTACTGTAGAGTCTATTCGTGAATATCATAGAACAAACAATAAAGAAGAAACACGTGGTAGGGTGTGGCTTCGTTCAGAGGTAACTAAGCTTTATCCAGAGTATCACGGTTGGTTTGATAAGTGGCTAGCTGGTGCTATGACGATGACTCGCGAACAACAAATTCATGATGCTATCTTTGTAAGTAAGAACTACATTTCTGACACTAACTATGCCCAGTCTGTTATGTCAGGTATCGCTGGATATTTTGATCGCTATCCTCGTATTCCATACGGACGTGCTACTTCATACACTGAAAAGAATTATGATAAATTCGCTCTCTGTTATCCATACCTTCACAAACTCAACGATCAGTTTCGCGAATTGATTCCTGGTAGATGGAAGGCTCAAAATGAACAAGCCCGCAGACTTGATAGACGATTCCTTATTTCTGACACTGTCTTTACTACTCTTACTGTTAACCACAACTGGCGCACTGCCTGCCACCGTGATGCTGGGGATCTTACTACTGGTTTCAGCAATATTTGTGGCGTCACTGGTCCAGAAGGTAAGGGATGGCGTGGTGGTCAGTTTATTCTCCCTGAGTACAGGATTGCAATTAATCTCCAGCCTGGTGATATGTTGCTTGTAAACAACCACGAAGGCATTCATGGCAATGACGAGCTTATCGGCGACGACAACGACCGTATGACGATCGTTGCATACTTCCGCGAGAAGATGACTGATTTGAAGTCATGGGATTATGAACAACTTCGTAAGCAGTTTGTTGATGAGCGTAGATTAAATAAGGATCACAAGCTACAGCGCCCATTGTGGAATGGTGTTTCTGCAGGTATGTGGGATGATCAAGAATGGTTTGATTATATGAAGGCTCATAATATTACAGATCCTTATGCTGTTGAATCTGTTTCAACATTGGAGAACTTTTTTGAATGAATATTGATAATTTGATTGCGTCTGAAGTACATAATTATACAGATTGGCGTTTGCCTGAAAATCGTATTGAAGCTTTTTCTAGAGTTACGCATGTTCGTTTTGTTGAGGGCGATTTAGATCATCATCATGTCGGTAAGGTTATTTGTGATTGGTCTAATTATGACAATGAACAAAAAGCATTATATGCAATGTATTTCGGTCAGTCCTATAGAAACCACTGGTCTATGATTGCAATGCAACTTGACTTTTGGAATATGCCAAACGATCAGGTTGTCGAGTGGCACAATAAAAACTGGAAACGAATGAAGTTCGGTAATGATACAAAGTGGAACGTTAGAAAGTTTCCACAATTCGTTGCTGATATGAAAACTAGAACTGAAGGCAGAAGTTTATATGAGTATTTGAAAGAAGCAGCTTCTGTTGGTAATACTAAGGAAAACTATTTCTCTTTGAATAAAACCCTACAGGAATTCTTTTCTATGGGGAGAATGACTGCATGGTTAGCACAGCAGACTCTTTACGAACTGTTTGATTGGGATATTGATCATTGGGATCAGCAGCTATATGATAATGCTACTTGGTCTCAGTATGATTCTATTTGTTATCTTTTTGATAGAATTGATATTGCACGAAAACAAAAGTTTCCTGGGTCTGATGAAGTAAATAAATATGAGCCAACGAAGGCTGATATTAGATTGATGGAAGAAAATACTTTTATATTAATGGACGAAGTTAATAAAAGAATACCATTTCATGTAGATATCTATAATATTGAATCAGTAGAATGTGAATTTCGTAAGACGGCTTATGGTCCTAAGATCAAAGAGTTTACTTTTTGGACTACAAACGAACTAGTTGAGATGCATGACACACTAGTTAATTTGTGGAAAAATTATGATGGTCCTGGTAGTATTAACTGGCTACCTTATGTTGTTGGGTTTATGACAAAGGGTAAAAACGTTAGAGATTATGGTTGGCATCAAGATTACTTTAAAGTGATGACAGATTCAGGGATGAATTTAAATACACACTATCTTTATAATGATGAACCGAATGCTCATGAAGTTTTAGATCTAAGGAAAAATATTCCTGCTTCGTACAAAACTATGTTGGATTTGTGGAATAATTCTTATACAAAAGAAGAACAGGAAACTCTAATTGATAAATACAACCCAGTAAGATATTTGAAGTTTAAACCAAACACCCATGAAGCATGGAATAATAAAAGAGTTGATTATTCTTATGCAAATGACTTTACTATTTAACGCAAATCAACTATACTAATAATAGAAGCATGTATTCCATGTCGAGAGCTACTCTTCCTCCAGTCAAGAAATCTCTCGTTAATAAACTGACATAAAGGAGCTTAAATGTCAAAGAAAATTCGCGTCGCCGTTGTTGGCGTTGGTAATTGTTTCTCGTCTTTGTATCAGGGTCTTGAATATTATAAGGACCATGATGAAGATAATATCCCAGGGATTATGTTTTCCCGCATCGGCGGTTATCATCCAGCCGATATTCAAATCGTAGCAGCTTTTGATGTTGATCGCCGTAAGGTAGGTCGTCCTGTTGGTGAGGCAATTTTTGCCAAGCCAAATTGCGCACGTGTATTTTGTGATGATGTTCCTGATGGTCCTGTTGTTCAGATGGGTCCAGTTATGGATGGCGTCAGTGACTATATGCAACAGCAACCTGAGAAGTATGGTTTCCGTGTTTCAAACGAAGAGCCTGTTAATATCGTTCAGATTTTGATTGATAATAAGGTTGACATACTTCTTAATTATCTTCCAGTTGGTTCTCAAGTAGCAACTGAGTTTTATGCTCAGTGTTGTCTTGATTCAAGTGTAGCATTCCTTAATTGTATTCCTGTGTTCATCGCATCTGATCCTGCTTGGGAGAAGAAGTTTATTGATGCAGGTTTGCCTTTGGTTGGCGACGATATGCGTTCTCAGGTTGGAGCTTCTATTCTTTCTCAGGTTCTCCAGGAGCTTGCGTTTGATCGTGGGGCTGTAGTTGATTTCCATCAGCAGTTAAACATTGGTGGTAATACTGACTTTAATAATATGATGGTTCAGACTCGCCTTGCTTCTAAGAAGAAGTCAAAGGAAAATGTTATTCGTGCTCAAAACGATCTTCGTGGTATTCCTGTTGACCCTGAAGCTTTGTTTGCTGGACCTTCTACCTTTATTCCTTATCTCAAGGATAATAAGGTTGCCTATTTGAATCTGCGTTTGCGTGGGTTTGGTGATGCGCCAATTACAATTGATTGTAAGTTGTCTGTTCAGGATTCAGAAAACTCTGCTGGCGTAGTTATTGACGCAATTCGTTATCTGAAGGTTGCTCGTGAGATGGGTATCGTAGGAGCTCTTCGTGGTCCTTCTGCTTGGACTCAAAAGACTCCTCCACAGCAAATGCAATACTCTGATGCCAAGGCTGAGTGTGCTGCTTTTGCTGCACGTGATTTTGAAAACCTTTCAGTTAAGAATAGTTACAAGGTAAAGAAATGATAATAAACACCTATGATATTGATGGTGTAATTTATCTTGGTAGAGAGTTGGATGGTTTGTACCCAGGACCACAAGATATAATCATTACTGGAAGAAGCTGGGAGGAAAGCGAAGAAACTCTTTCTATGCTAAATGGTAAAGGTATATACAATCTTGTTATCTTCAACAATTTGAAGTTCGACGACAAATCTAGAATCAGTTCAGGGCAACATAAAGGTCGATCAATTAAACGTTTGATCGACGAAGGATACGAACATGGTATTCATTTTGAAGATGATGAAATTCAAATTGAAGAAATTAGAAAACTAGTTCCAGGTGTTCGTATAGTTCACATTGTTTCTGATTTAGTCGAGAAAGAAAACGTGAGGCACAAATGAGAATTATTGCAATAGGTGGAGAACCAGGTGCTGGTAAATCTACTTTGATGACAAGGTTCGTAAATCATATCCAACCAAGTAAAATGTATAACGAGGTTAAGTTAGTTCCTTATCTTAAACAAGGTAACATTTATATCCTTGGTAAATATGATGAAGGTGAAGTGTTCAGTGGTACTGATCGCATGAGTATGGCAGTGCAACCAGAAGCGATTAAGTTTCTAGAATCACTATCAAAAGATTCTATTGTTCTGTTTGAGGGGGATAGATTATTCAATGCTTCTTTTCTTGAACATTGTGTTGAGAATTATGATACAACTATTATCTATCTTTCCACCGCAAAAGAAATCAGGGAAGAAAGATATAAGCAGCGTGGGAGTGAACAAAATGAAACTTGGTTAAATGGTAGGGAAACTAAAATTAATAGGATTCTTACTAATTTTAATCTTATGTATAATATGGAAAAG